ATATCTGCTAAATTATCAAAGTGTGATTCTGTGCCCGGTATATTTATTGCACCTGGTTCAAAGTCTAGTGTTGCACCACCGTCTTCTTCAGGGATAACTTCTACTGGTCCTTTTTGTTCTTCTGGTTCCTGAACTGCAACTTCTTCTGCTATCTCTTCTTCTGAAGGGACATCAATTTTAGTTCTAGTGTTCGGGAGTCCTTTATCTATATCTGCCATTTATACTCCTATGTTTTGATACCACGTTTTAGTATTCCTGACAAGCCTTGTGAATCAGGATTCATTGATCTTCTTTGTGGACCTTTGTCTATACCACCAGATAAACCTGCTATTCCACCACCTGCTAATTTTAATTGATAGTCTTGTCCAATACCAAAAGCTCTATCTCTTATGTTACCAAAAAAATTAGCTCTATTTGCAGCCACATCAGATTCTTTTTGAGCTCTTTCAGATTGGACTCTTTGAATACCTTTTTCCATTTTTTGTTGTGCATCTTGTAAAGTCATGTCTGTTTTTGGTGTTGGGCCCTCTATAAAACCAAACCCCATAGGCATTTCTAAATTTAAATCTTTTAATGCATCTTGTTTAACAACACTTCTAGCCGTTCTTTCTTCAGGCGTAAGAGCTAAAATATCTTTTGTTCCACCAATAATATTAGTCCCTACAAAACCTTGCTCTAAAGCTTCTACTAACGGTTTACCTTGTTCAAGTGCTTTGTAAGTATCGTATAACATTACAGGTGTAAAAGCTAAACCAGCAGCTTTACCTGCTGCTTTAAAATAACTTTTTTTAGCAACATCACCGGGTATTGATTTTGCTACTTCCATCATATCTTGTATAATTGGTATTCTTGCAGCAAACATTGTTCTTTTATCTCCAGCTTGCAATGCTAATTGTTTAACTCTAGTTTTAAAATTTTTAATTTCTTCTGGTGTGTAGTCTTTAAATTTTTTAGTTCCAAACTCTTTAGGTAAAGCGCCCATGGGAGCATCTACACCTTTTCTTACTTGTGATAATTCAAAAATAGTTCCGTTTTCATCAAACACTGGTTGATATTCTATGTAACCAATAGCGTTTTTTAAATTGGTAGGTAATTTTGCTTTTGCTTTATTAACTAAATCTTTTGATTTAGCATTTAAATCATTTAATTTTTTTAAAGCATTTGGATCGGATAAATCCATACTACCTATTTCATCTGCTATGTCATTTAATTGTAAATTAAAACCACCTAATGTTTCATTAAATTTTTTATCTAATATCATTACATCTTGTGCACTTAATTCAGATAAACCACCTATTGGAAATACGTGATGAAAATTTTTAGCAAAAGTTCCTGATACATCAAAACCTTGAGCGTTTTTTATTCTATTAACTCTTTTAACTTGTTTAGGGCTTCTTTCTCCTGGTAAAACTCTTGGTCTACCAGACTCTTCAACTTTACCAAAATTTAATTTTAAACTATCTAATTTTTTCTTACTAATTTTACCTTCATATTTTTTTAAAATCTCTTTACGAGACATTGTTTTTGAATCTTCTTTTATTTTATCAATAATTGAGTAATCAAAATTATATTGATTTACTTTGGGTGGAGATTCTCTTAATAATTTTGGATTAGTTTGTTTAATAAATCTATTTATTGTGTCCTTACCAAGGTTATATTTTTTAGCTATTTCTACTGTTCCTGCTCCTTCTTTATACATTTTAAGAATTTCATCACCTACCCCTAGTTGATTAATTTTATTTCTAGGACCTAAACCATTTTTAAAACCAATTCTCCCACCTCCAGCCATACGCGGCCCAGTTAGATAATCCATCATGCCTTTATATTCTTTCGGACCCATTACTCTCCTAACATGCCTGCTATTCCACCACTCGCTTTTTTCTCACCAAACATTGTTTCTATATAGTTTTCTAATACCTTATCTTTAATGTCCGGATATTCTTTGTAGAAAGGATCTTGGTTTAATTCTTTTTTAAAATTTTCTAAATTGTTTTCCATATCTTGGTTTTTCATATTTTCTAAAATATCTGTCATACGTCTGTTAACAAAAATACCGCCACCTGCTACTGCACCAAGTTCAGGTGCTAATGATTTCACGTCGCCTTTTTGTGCTCTGGTTTTAATGTTTTTCATATAATTTTTATAAGCTTGTAATGGACTAACTTCACTAATTGCTTTTAATATTTTCATTAAACCCCCTCCAGAATATCCTGCACGTCCACCATCTGCTTTTTTTATTTTATCAATACCTTCAATTAATGGTTTACCTTTTTTTAATGTGTCTAACACTTCTGAAACACTCATGCCACGCTCAGACATAACGTAAGGAATT